CCCACCACTTCATTATAACCCAAATTTAACAATTAGTTGAATAAACATCTATCCACTCTCTTGACATTTTCGAAGTAAGATGATAATGAGGATCTACAGTATTTTGGAGAATAAGCGTCTCCCAAGTCGGAAACCCACGCGCAAGCTCATCGACCGTAACCCCCATCTTATTATATGTTTTAATGTCCTGAGGATAATGTCGAATAAAATAATCACTTACTTCCTCATCTGTGGTAAAGTCCAAGATCTCCATACATGCTGAGTAGATGCAGAAAAGTTTTTCATATGCATCATAATTTGAGGCATATGTCGAATAGGCATGTCCAAGTGTTGAGAGCAATATGTCAAATGTAGTCCGTTCTTTTAAATTTTCTCGACCTACTAGTGCTTTAACTACATACTCTGCCGTCTCTCTGAAGGGAATTGTTAAAGGCTGATTCGGGTACTTATCTTTATACGGGTTTAGCACGGCATAATGTTTCAAAAAGCAACCGCCCACATGAATGAGACGGCCATCCTTCTGAAAAGACAAAAATGTTGTAGACTCCTTCAAATCCCTAATATCCACATTAAAGTATGTCTGCATATGCGCCTTAAAATTATTACCGTTGAGGTAGTCGTAGAGTTCCTCATCATCACCCATAGAATAAAAATGATCATCTCCATATACCACGAAGCAAATACTGCCATCAATTATACCTTTCATTATTCGCTCTCTAATTTCTACTGGTGCTTTAGACGCCTGAGTTACCCAGAACATGAAGAGCCACAATGACATCACCCAGGAGTCCATATGACTTGTATTTTGACAACCTGACGGCACGCCTCCTCGCTGTTCGACCCAAATAGGACCAAATGCATGCATAATACGGCATATTAAATTCTTTATTAACCATCGTGTCAATCTCTGTCTAACTTCATAATCTTCGGGATTTAATTCTTTATTGTCATAGACCAAACCAAAAGACATATACATATCTACCAGCCTAGCCCACACCGATTGATCAAAGTTGGTTGCATCACCCTCTATAATTTTCTTCTTCATCATGCTTTTTAGGTCCTTCAAGCCCATGCATTTTGCTAGCCAATCCATGCCTCCACGTTTCCACGGCATACCCACTCGGATTATGGACCCTCTTTCTAACGTCATCCGCTCTCCGATGAGTAGCTCAACCTCTCCAAACAATGATGATGGGTTTACAAAAGTGCGGATTTTCTCCTCATTTGCAGCCCATGTTTCTGGCGTCCACTTCTTATAAGGGTGGGTGGCTGTTTCATTTTTAAAATTATTTTTCCAAAACACGGCTGGATCAGAATCCGGATCCTCTATAAAAGTCAGCATTTGAGCTATATCAGCTGTATTCGAT